TAGATTTGTAGTAGAAGTAAGTGTCACACAGTATATTGTGATTGAGGTACTTATCACAGTTTCCCATTGGTTATATGTTCAATTAGAGCATTATATGGATGATGGGGATAGTGAATTTAGAGCATAATCCGTAAACATATGTATAATAATGCTAGGGCATTAAAGCCCGTGAGTGAGAGAGATGCTCTTAAAAAAGCTCTCTATAAGATAAAAGCTAGACACAATGGTGAATTAAAATCGTTGAAGACAGCTTGGGTAAATTTTAATGATGCTTTTTGTGATGGGTTGGAGTGGAGGACTATCACAGTTGTTGGTGCTAGGCCTGGTACTGGTAAGACTTTATTTATGGAACAATTGGTTAATGATGTCTTAAAGATGAATCCTGTCCAAAAGTTTAGAGTACTAAAGTTTCAGTTTGAGATGTTGGATGAAACAAATGGTATCAGAAAATTGTCTATGAATGTTGGTTCTGATTACAATACTCTGATGAGTAAGGGTAAGCCTATTGACAAAGGTATATTCCAAAAGTGTGTTCAGTTTTATGAAAGTACAGAAAAGTATGATGTGGTAGATGTGGTGTATGATCCATGTACAGTGGATGAGATGTGTGCTACTATTCATGCTTACATGGAACAACATAAAACAGAAGATGGTTTTGTAAATACTTTAGTTACTATAGATCACTCAGCTTTATTTAGAGTTAGTAAGGGGCAGAAGGATAAGTTTGAGATGTTAAATAGTTTAGGTGAGGCTCTTACAGAAATGAAAAAGAAATTTCCTGTAGCATTCTTAGTTCTTAGTCAGTTAAACAGAAATGTTGAAACTGTAGAAAGAGCAAAAGATGGTACATATGGAAATTATATTCTTGACTCTGATTTATATGGTTCTGATGCTTTATTACAACATGCTGATATAGTGCTTGGTATTAACCGTCCATTCAACAGAAGAATTAAATTCTATGGTCCAGAAAAGTATATCATTAATGACTCTGATCTTTTGGTATTTCATATACTAAAATCAAGAAATGGTTTTATGGGTATGAACTTTTATAGATTAGATACTACAGTAATGAGAATTATTGAAGTTGATCCACCGCCTACATCATCACATTAATTTTAAAATATGTATAACAGAAAAGAAAAAGAAAAAGAGTTGATGGAATATCACTCTGGTTATCTAGACAAATTGAATTCTAGTTACCAATTTACTGCAAAAACTGCTTTTTATAGCAAAGGTAAATATGGAAGACAGATTCGTTTATTTGAAAATGAGTTAAATAAGGGTTCTGATATTTATGTAGAGTTGGTGGATTTAGTGCGGGATGGTAAAGGTGTTGAAACAGACATGGTTCCTATGTTCTGGGAAAGACCACTATTTAAATGCAGATACAATCCTTATTTTAAGGAAGAGTATGAAGTTAAAGTTTCTACAAATTCAAGAGGAGAAGAATACTCTGCTTATATTATACCTACCTCAGAGTTGGTATGTGTAAACAAAGGTTCCGAAGAAATTCCTTACAATGAGTATGAGAAAAACAGAACTACTGAGCCAGTAGAGCAAAAGAAGTTAAGTGTTTTTCCAGATTTTGAAGAGGAGTTTATTCCAAAACTTAAAGATGTAGAGAGTTCAGATGATGTATCTACTATTTTATTGGAGATAGCAGCTGGATTTCAGAAACTTGCAGTAGCACTAAAAAACAAATAATATGAGTATAGTACTTCCAACTAAAAAAGTAAAGGCTGATAGAGTTAATCCTAAAAGATTAATTATCTATTCTAAGCCAAAAACTGGTAAAACAACTGCATTTGCAGGACTCGATGGTAATCTTATCATTGACTTAGAAAATGGTGCTGGTTATGTAGAGGCTATGAAGGTTACAGCAAATAATCTTCAAGAGCTAAAAGAAATCGGTAAAGCTATTAAAGAAGCAGGCTATCCTTATAAGTATGTTACAATTGATACTGTGACAGCTTTAGAGGATATGGTCATGCCGCTTGCAATTAATTTATATCAGAAAACACCAATGGGTAAGAATTATTCTGGAGACAGCATTCTTACATTACCAAATGGTGCAGGATATTTATATGTAAGGCAAGCATTCTTTCAAGTTTTAGATTTTATTGATACTTTTGCTTCCCACATTATTCTATCTGGTCATATTAAAGACAAGCAGGTAGATGATAAAGGTGAGATGGTTATGTCTGCAAATATTGATTTAACAGGTAAAATAAAATCTTTAATTTGTGCTAATGCAGATGCTATTGGTTATATGTACAGAAAAGGTAATCAGACTATTTTGTCTTTTAAGACAAATGAGGAGACTACTTGTGGTGCAAGACCAGAGCATTTAAGAAATGAAGAGATAGTAATTTCTGAAATGGTAGATGGTAAGCTAGTAACTTACTGGGATAAAGTGTATAAATAATAAATAATAATAAAATGGGACTAAGTACAAAAGATCTAGCAAATGATAATGGTGGTGGAATGGCAAAAACTATTGCACCGGGAAATCACAGATTAAAAATTAATAGCATGGTGTTGGAAGACTTTCAATTTATTGATGGTGCAAAACACTTAATATTAAATGTTGAGACAGAACCAATTGAAGGGTTTGAAGGTTTTCTGATTGACAAAGATGATGAAAGCAAAGGTAAGTATGCAGGTCAAATTGGTCGGGTAAAAGCTAGTCAATATGCATATGCTGATGGACAAACTAAGTCTGGAATAAAAATTCAAAGAGACAGATCTTTGATGATGTTCTTGGCTAATTTGTCTAAGGCTACAGGTATAATGAAATGGTTTGAGGAGCAAGATAATAAGTTCAATACTATTGAAGATTTTGTAAAAAACTTCAGTGATAATGCTCCACTTAAAGATAAGTATCTAGATTTCTGTATTGCTGGTAAAGAATATGAGAACAAGTCTGGCTATACTGCATATGATATGTGGTTGCCTAAAGCAGAAAATAATAAGTATGCTTATGGCGAAGAAGGTTCAGAAAGAATTCTTAAATATGATGAAAGCAAACATCTTAAAAAACTTGAGGTAAAACCTGTAGATAAATTTGGAGATGATGATGATTTCTCAACACCGCCAAGAACATCTTCAGACTTTAGTTTAGATTAACAACTCCTACATAATGGGGAGTTAGTCTAGCTCCCCTTATGTACTAAATTGGGTTGCTATGATTTCTACAAAAAATTTAATATATGATTTAGCTGATGTTCCAAGAGAATGGGCATTTGAACACTATCTAAACCTTACAGAAAAACTTACAGGCCAAGATATTAAAATGAAGTCAGTGTTTAATACACGGGAGAAAACACCTTCTATGTGTATTTATATTGACAAGAAAAATATCTATAAGTTTAAAGATTTTTCTTCAGGTATTGGTGGTGATGCAATAAGCCTTGTTCAAAATCTATTTAATCTACCAACTAGAGGTTCCGCAAGTTATAAGATAATCGAAGACTATAACCAGTATGTTCTAAACAACGGTTACAATCCTATTAAATCTTACAAACAACATAGTAAGTTTAAAGTTACTGACTATGAAATGCGGCACTGGAATACTCTTGACCAAAAATATTGGATGGGATATCACATTGGTTCTAGATTGTTGTCTAAATACAATGTTGTTCCACTAGAATATTATGTGATGACAAAGACAGATGAAAATGATGTTGTGTCAAGCATGACTATTAAGGGTAACTATATCTATGGATATTTTAAAGAAGATGGAACACTCTATAAGATTTATCAGCCAAAGGTTAAAGAAAGTAAATTTATCAAGGTAAGAGATTATATACAAGGTACAGAACAATTAGTATTTGATAAACCTTATTTGATAATTACATCTTCTCTTAAAGATCTGATGGCATATCATAAACTAAAGATTAGTAATTCAGAAGCAATTGCACCAGACAGTGAGAATACTATGATACCTGAGAACATAATGAATAGTATTAGTTCTAAGTATCAAAAAGTATGTGTGTTTTTTGATAATGATGAGGCTGGTATAAAAGCTGCTGAGAAGTATAAGTTTAAGTATGGTTTTGAGTATGTCGTGTTAGAACTTGAGAAAGATTTATCAGATGCTATTAAAGTACATGGTATAGACAAAGTAAGAGATAATCTTTTGCCGTTACTAAAACAGGCATTATTATGAGTTGGATATATCAAGGTAAAGAGTTTGATGACAAACAAATTCCAGATGGAGCGGTAGGCTTTGTTTATATAATGTCTGCTATTATAGATGGAAAATCAGTTTTATATGTAGGTAAGAAAAACTTCTTTGCTAATGTCAAAAAACCTCTTGGCAAAAAAGCTCTGGCTATGTCTACAGATAAAAGACTAAAAAAGTACAAAAGAGAACTGAAACCTGACTTTATGAAATATTACAGTAGTAATAAGATTCTTAAAGATGCTCACAAAGCAGGAGTAATTATCAAAAGAGAAATTCTCAGGATATGTTATTCTCAGATGGAGCTTACTTATCAGGAGACTAAACATCAGTTTATCTATGAAGTACTTGAAAAACAAGAATTCCTAAACGGGAATATTTTAGGTAGGTTTTACAAATTCAAATAATTATGACAGAACAAGAATTAATGCAAACCTTGATCCAACTAGCGGATCTGGGAGTTACTGGTATTAGAATAGATTATGAAGGTGGTGGAGATAGTGGTTGTATAGAAAGTATACAGTATACAGAAGAAAAAGATGTTTCAATTGAAGATGTTCAGAATTTACCTTGGGATTCTGAGGATCTAAGAAAGTTAAATAATGAACTTGCAAATAATATAGAAAACTTTGCACATGCTCAAATCCTTGATGACATAGAAGATTGGTGGAATAATGAGGGTGGTAGTGGTACAATGGCTATTCTAGTTCCTTCTGGAGAGTATTATATACTAAACAATATTAGAAGAACAGAATATGATGAGTTTGTGCATGAGGGTAATTTATTTAAAATGACAGAAGAGTAATGTCACATCCAATGGAACATGCAAAATCCTCTGCTAGAAAGTGGGGAGGTGAACCACAGGAGTATTTAAAATATCATGAGTGGTTTGATGAAACAAAAGCTTGGATAGGTCATTCTAAACACAGAATGTTCAGACACCACAGTGAGGGTATATTTCAACTTGAGCAAATATTTGGGATTTCTTTTGTAAATTCAGTTGGTAAAACAGTGTATATCAGATACATTGGAGAACAGCATGTGAAAGAAGATTGCAATAATTATATTCCAAGTGCTAAGGAATGGGTTGATAATATAAATACACCTACAGAGTGGATGATTAAAACTTTAAAAATTGAAGACTAATGATTTTAACAAAAGAAGAAGTA